GTGGAATACAAAAGAAATTTAGTCCTCAAGGAATGATGAAGAGTTTTATGCCTTTTTAAACGTATATAAATAAGTTATATATTATGAGGTTATATTATGAATGTAGAAGAAATACTTGAGATGTGGGAGAGAGATGGTGTTATTGACCAATTCAAACTCGATGATACAACAATCAAAAATGCAGCATTACACTCAAAATACTTGAGTCTTATTACAGTTGCTAAACTCAAAAAGAAACAGATTCAACAAGAGTATGATAACTTACTTAAAGATAAGTGGTTATATTATAATGGCAAGATGTCTCAAGCACAAATAGATGCATTTGGTTGGGAATATGATCCATTTCATGGCCTTAATAAACCTCTTAAAGGTGACATGAATTATTACTACAATTCAGATAAAGACATTCAAGAGATGCAACTTAAATTAGAATATCAAACAGTTATGGTTGATACACTTAAAGAGATATTAGATACTATTAGATGGAGACATCAAACGATTGCTAATATAATTAAATGGAGAAGTTTTGAAGCCGGCGTTTGATTTAACTCTTACTAAGATTGATGAAGCATGGCTCAGAGTAGAGTCTGATGACCGTGGTATCCTTATGGAACTTTCTGAGTTCTTTACTTTCTTTGTGCCAGGCTACAAATTTATGCCAGCATTTAAGAACAAGATGTGGGATGGTAAGCTACGATTATTCGATATGCGAACCAATAAGATATATCAAGGGCTTCAAAAGTATATAGAAAATTTCTGCACCGAGCGAGGCTATTCATTAGAGGTACCTGAATCACCAACATTTGATAATAACATAGATTGGATTGACCTATTACCATTAGGTAAAAATAAAACAATTAAAGCAAGAGATTATCAAAAAGAGGCTATTCAACATGCATTATCCAACCGTAATGGCATTTTATTATCACCTACTGCTTCTGGTAAATCGCTTATCATTTATCTTCTTATTAGATATTTTATGGAATATAATAAAGATAAGAAAATATTACTTATTGTACCTACAACATCTCTTGTTAAGCAAATGTATGGAGACTTTGCAGAGTATTCAATACAAGATGAGACATTTGATGAAAGTGAATGTCACCAAATTATGGCAGGTAAGGATAAAGAATCTGATACTCAAATTTATATCTCTACATGGCAATCTATATACAAAATGCCTAAGTCTTACTTCCAGAAGTTCGGTATGGTTATTGGTGATGAAGCGCATAACTTTAAAGCTAAGTCTTTAGTTAGTATATTAACTAAATGTTCAAATGCTTCTTATCGGTTTGGCTTAACTGGTACCCTTGATGGAACACAAACGCATCAGCTTGTACTAAGTGGTTTGTTTGGGCCTGTTTACACTGTTACTTCAACTAAGACGCTTATAGACGATGGCCACTTATCTGACGTAGATATTGATGTAGTTTTATTGAAGTACCCAACAGAACTTTGCAAGATCGTATCCAAGATGAAGTATCAGGACGAACTATCTCACATAGTAGCGTACAATCCCCGTAACCAGTTTATAACCAATTTGGCCTTAGACCAGAAAGGTAATACTTTAGTGTTATTTCAATATGTAGAAAAGCATGGTATACCATTACATAAAATGATTGAGGATAAAGCAAAGAAAGGTCGACGAGTATTCTTTGTTGCTGGTATGACTGATGCTGATACACGAGAAGAAATAAGAGCATTAACAGAGTCACAAAATGATGCTATTATTGTGGCAAGCCTAGGTACATTCTCCACAGGTATCAATATTAAGAATCTACATAACATTATTTTTGCATCTCCAAGTAAATCTCAAATTAGAATATTGCAATCCGTGGGTAGAGTACTAAGAAAATCACTAGATGGTCAAAATGCAAAGGTATATGATATTGCTGATGACTTCCATTATCTATCTAAAAAGAATTACACATTGAACCATAGCGCCGAACGGATAAAAATATATGCTAAACAGAAATTTAAGTTTAAAATACATGAAGTAGAGTTACCATAAATAATAATATGAGTAAATTACCAGAAACATTAGATGAACTAAATGTAAAACTATTAAAGTTACTATCAGGTGAAACCATTATTGCTTATATGCATGACTTAGATTCAGAATATGAAATAGGCATGGAAGAACCTATGTTAGTTACTATTGATGAGTCCCATCATTATACTTTAGTTCCTTGGGTACCATTTAGTAATGGTGAAGTACATATTATAAATAATGTTAATATTATATTAGAATCTTCTGTTGATAACTCTATGAAAGCCTATTATATGAAATTAGTACTAGATCAAATAGCTCCTGATGAAACAGAAATAGCTAATCCAGATTCAAAGACTCTCCACTAATTAATAGTATCCACCTTTCCTCCGGGTATAGTTTATTATATCACACTTTGCCCTTCTTGTATATATCCATAAAGGGATATAAAAATAATTAATAAAATGGTTTACTTTTGCCCTGTTTTATGTTATAATATATACATGTATCAAATAAAAGTATTTAAATTATGACTGAAAAAATCAAGCCAAGAGACAAACCCCATTACGTAAACAATAGAGACTTCTCTTATGCTGTTGTAGATTATGTAAAAGAATATCGAGATGCACAAGAGGCAGGAGCAGAGAAACTCCCTCAAGTAACAGACTATATTGCTACATGCTTTATGAAGATTTGTGAAGGCTTATCACATAAACCTAACTTTGTAAGATATACGTACAGAGATGAAATGGTAATGGATGGAGTTGAGAATTGTCTTAAGGCAGTATATAATTACAATATTGATGCTGCCACACGTACAGGTAAACCTAATGCATTCTCTTACTTTACTCAAATAGCATACTTTGCTTTTATTAGACGTATTACAAAAGAAAAGAAACAGGCTGACATTAAATTTAGATTTATGGAACAGGCCGATGTTGAAGAATTCATGACAGGCATTGATGCTAACTCACCAGTTGATGGTGCCTTTATTGAAACATTAAGAGAGAAGATGTCTCTTATCAAAAAGAAAGATGAAGCAATTAAAGAGTTTGCACAAGAAGAAGAAGAAAAAGTTAAAAAAGGATTGGAGAAATTTACATGATTATATTACATGAAAATGTATTGATTGAACAAATTGATAAAGGGGAAACTACTACTGCTAGTGGTTTAATTATTACAAATACATCTTTTGATGGACTATATCAGAAGGCTAAAGTAGTATCGAAAGGTACTGGAATTAAAGATCCTAATATTAGAAAAGACGTTGAAGTACTTGTTACAAAAGGTACAGGAAATGCCATCCAAGGAGATGATGGAGTTGAATATTTACTGGTACCGTATGAAGCAATTGTGGGGGTATTATAATGAAGATAGGATTTACTTGTTCATCTTTTGATCTATTACATGCAGGTCATGTAGCAATGCTAAAAGAATGTAAAGACAATTGCGATAAATTAATTGTTGGTCTTAATGTCAACCCTTGCAAGAATGGTAGATACCCAGTACAATCTGTTGTTGAAAGATACGCTCAACTATCTGCTATATCATATGTGGACGAAATTATCCCATATAATTCAGAAGCAGAGTTATTTGACTTAATGCAATTATACCATATTGATATACGTTTCATTGGTGATGATTATAGAGATAAATCATTTACGGGTGATGATCTTAATATAGAAGTTTTTTATAATCGTCGTGACCATAGATTTTCATCTTCAGGTTTAAAGAAAGCCGTGGTTGAAAATCAAACAAACACCCAATTAGAAGGTTGTGTTGTAAAAGATAATGAAACATATACCATTGTGGATAATACAGAGCTTAATAAGTTAACAGTATCAACAACTACTCTTAAACCAGGAAAGGAAACTACTGGACACACCCACGAAGGTATTGAGGAAGTATATACATTCTTATCTGGTCACGGCCTAATGGTTATTGGTGATGCAGAATTCCATGCAGAAGCAGGTAAAACATTTACTATTCCTGATGGTGCTTTTCATAAGGTATATAATAATTCAGACGATGAAGACTTATTCTTTATTTGTGTTTTCAACCAAAGACGTAATCATTAATAATGAATATTCTAATCACAGGTGCTAAAGGTTATATTGGCACCCATCTAAAACAATATATTAAAGATAAAGGTTATAATGTAATATCATATGAAGGTGATATAAGAGACTTTAAAAACATTGATTGTTTAAACATTGATATGGTTATTCATCTCGCTGCTTTAACTGGAGTACGTAATTCATTTAATAAACAAGAAGAGTATTATGATACTAATGTTAATGGCTCAAGAAAGGTTTTTGATGCTTGTAAATATACAGGTACTAAGTTGATATATACATCTTCAAGTAACGCAAAAGAATGGTGGACAAATCCATACGCTGTAACCAAGAAAATTATGGAAGAGATTGCACCAAAGGATTCTATTGGAGTTAGACCACATACGGTATATCCAGGAAGACCTGATATGCTATATGACCAACTACAAAGAGATCCTAAGTTAATTATATATATTAATGGTAATCATATGAGAGACTTTACTCATATTGAAGATTTTTGTTCTGGCCTATTTACTTTAATCGAAAAGTATGATATAATAGTACATAACAAACCAATAATTGATATTGGTACAGGAAATGCTGTATCTGTACTTACAGTTGCTAGGTCTATGGGATGGGAAGGTGATGTACGTGTCACCAAAACACCTAAAGAACGCGAAGTTACTGAAGCTAATATAACAACATTGACTGAACTTGGTTGGAGACCTAAACATTCTATTTTATGAAAGTTGCAATTTTAAATGATACACATGCTGGTGTAAGAAACTCATCAGAAATTTTTATGAACTACCAGGAAGAATTTTATAGAGATATTTTCTTTCCTTATTTAAAAGAACATGACATTACTAATATCTTTCATCTCGGTGATTATTATGACCATAGAAAGAATATTAACTTTAAAGCTCTCCACCATAATAGAAAGATCTTTCTTGAACCATTAAAAGATGCCGGTATTCATATGGATATTATTCCAGGTAACCATGATGTATTTCATAAAAATACTAATGACTTAACTGCTCTTAAAGAGTTATTAGGTTATTACACATCAAATGTAAGTATTATTACTAAACCAACTAAAGTAAATGGAGTCCATTTAATACCTTGGATCAATAAAGAAAATTATGATTCATTTACAGACTATATTGCAAATAATGATGGTGTATTAATGGCACATTTAGAAATGAAAGGCTTTGATGTACTTAAAGGTTTTGCATCTCCTCATGGCATGGATGCTGAATTATTTAAAAATTATGAGTCTGTTTATTCTGGTCATTATCATGTTAAATCCGAACATGGTAATATTAGATATTTGGGTTCACAAATGGAGTTCACTTGGAATGATGTAGATGATCCAAAGCATTTTCATATTTATGACACTGAAACAAAAGAAATAACTTCTGTCTTGAATCCTCTTACATTATTTAAGCGTATCTATTATAATGATGAAACAATTGATTATAACACATTTGATATATCAGATTGTTCCAATAAATTCTGTAAAGTAATTGTAGAAAAGAAAACAAATCCATTTATGTTTGATAAGCTTATTGATAGAATAGCAGACTTACATACACACGAGCTTAAAATTGTAGAAAACTTTCAGGAATTTTTAGGTGAAAATGTAGCGACATCTTTAGAAGATGTAGAAAATACACAAGAGCTAATGGATAATTATGTAGATTCTGTATCAACAGATCTTGATAAGAATAAGATTAAAACTCTTATGAATTCATTATATAATGAAGCACTTGATAAGGAAATACAATAATGATAACATTCCATAAAATAATTTATAAGAATTTTTTAGCGGCAGGTAATAACCCAATTGAAATTGATTTAAATAGAAATAAATCAACATTAATTGTAGGTCATAATGGCGCTGGTAAATCTACCATATTAGATGCATTATCATTTGGTTTATTTGGTAAGCCACATAGATCAGTTTCAAAAACTCAACTTGTTAATTCTGTCAATGGTAAAGGTGCAGAAGTTGAAGTTGTATTTACCATTGGTAACCATGCATTCAAAATTATTAGAGGCATTAAACCAAATGTATTTGAAATCTGGCAAGATGGTGAAATGCTGGACCAATCAGCAAATGTTAGAGATTATCAGAAATTTTTAGAACAAAACATATTAAAGCTTAATCATAAGAGCTTCCACCAGATTGTTGTACTTGGCTCAAGCTCATTTGTGCCATTTATGCAACTACCACCTCAACACAGAAGGGAAGTAATTGAAGATCTTTTAGACATTAATATCTTCTCAAAGATGAAGAACATTCTTAAAGAAAGATCCATATCAACCAAAGATCAATACAAAGAAACTAAAGCTGAGTTAGACATATACAAAGGTAAATACGAATACCAATCAAAGTATATAACTAAGATGGAAGCCTTAAATAAGAAAGCAGAGGCTAACTTCGATGAAGAAAATGCAAAGATTCAAGATGAGGTTGATGCTTGCAACGCAGAAGGTCTTGTATTACATACAAAGGCTTTAGAATATCCACAAGACCTAAAAGGTGATTTATCAAAGTTAAATGATATTAAGCTGGATATAGTTTCAAAGCTATCTGAACTTAAGAAAAGCATTAAAGATAGTACAGAAGAATATTTCTTTTATATGAATAATGACTCTTGCCCTACATGTTCACAAGATATATCTCAAACACTTAAAGATGATAGAGTAACTTCTCTTAAGGCTTCTAGTAAAGAACTCGTTACTACACAGGACAAATTAAACTCAGATAAACAGGATAACACTGACGCGATGGCTAAACTTCAAGCAGACATCGATGGATATTCCAAGTTAATATCCGATATGAAACAACTTCAACATAAAAAGGAGATGCTTACCAAGTCTAAGAAGACTAAGGTATCAAGTGTTGATTTAACAGATTCATATGTAGAAGCAAAAGAATTATTAACTGCAGCAGACGAATGTAGAGATCTATTAGATGAGTTAAATAATAAGGCATTATACCAAGGTATAGCCACAGAAATGTTAAAAGACTCTGGTATTAGAACAAAGGTTGTTAAAGAATATCTTCCTGCAATGAATATGTTAATCAACCAATATTTACAAACACTAGACTTCTTTGTGTCATTTAATCTAGATGAGAACTTTAATGAGATTATTAGAAGTAGACATAGAGATACATTTGTATATGCTAACTTCTCTGAAGGGGAGAAACAAAGAATTGACTTAAGTTTACTATTCGCTTGGAGACAAATAGCCAAGATGAAAAACTCTACTAATACTAATTTATTAATATTGGATGAAACATTTGATTCAAGTTTAGATACAGATGGTGTGGATAACCTTATGAAGATACTATATGCATTAGACTCTAATA